GTAAACACCTTTAGGAGTCCAATTAATATACATCGGTATATCTAAATTGTCATTGCATTTTAAAATCATTGCATCATACTTTTTCTTTTCAAGTATTAAAGTGTCGTAATGGGTTGCCCTACATTTTAATTCTATCCTATGATTAGTTAAGGGTGAATAACAATCCCACCTGCTCATTTTGCTCTTAGCTTTAACTAAATCAGTATAACAACAATTTTTTAAATACTCAAAAAGTTCTACCTCTTTCATTAAATATATTCGTTGTATATTCTTTCTAACTTCTTCCAAACACCATTTAAAAAGCAGCTGTTACAAGATGTTAATTCCCTTTTGTCGTTAAATACTCTATTGTATATTTTTAGTAATGCTTTTTGTTCGTCTACTGTTATAGTGTTTAGTTTACCTATTCTTTCAGATAAGTAATTAAATTCTTCTTCTGTTAAACAGTTTGGTTTATAATGAGGAAATAAATAATTCAGTTTGTCTTTACGTTCTTCACAACCGCAATCGTCTCCTGCTATAAACTTAACAACTTTTTTTATACCAGTTGCTTCGGTAAACTTTTCAACTACATCTCCAATACCTTTGCTTTCTTTGTCGTAGTTCTTTTTCCATTCTTTGTAGGCTTTGGTTCTTTTGTCTCCTTTAAATTCTGTCATAATCTTGGTTTTTATAGTCCTCATAAGTTTCGCCTAACTTACTACGGACATCTTGTTTACAATTCTTTAACGTATTAAAAATACTTACCCAACTTATATTGGTTTCTTTAGCGATTTTCCTAATGCTTAAATCTGTATCTCGGTACAATTTAAATAACTTTCTATCGTACCAAGTCCATTCTTCTGCAACTTCATCTATAAGGGTGCATACTTTATTAAATGCTTCGTGTTCTTCTAAATTAGTTTCGTCAGCTATTTGTAAAAAATTCTCTTCGTCATCAATACTAACTTTGTTAATTTTTCTTTTAGAATTATAATATTGAAAATATAATGAACGTAAAGTAAAAAACATATATCCCCTAGATACTTTATTATCCTTGATGATATTTTGCGGTTTTGCATATTTTATTAATCTTATGTAGGCTTCTTGTACAAGGTCTTCGGCATAATTATACTCGCCAAAACCATTGACTATTTTAATCCAATCTTCGTGCTGACTAGCTACAATATTTAACCAATCAGTAAGTACTATTTCTTTTTCTCCGCCCATATTATTGTTAGACTAATAAAACCAATACAACATTGTAAAGTATATTCAATTGCATCGTGTTCTTGTAAATCTTGACTAGAATATAATGCACCAAACATTAATCCTATTATAGGTTGTATGTATATATCTGCTTTAACTTGTTGTGCTATATAAAAAAACAACGTTGCAATTAATAATAGAAATAAAACAAACTGAAAAAATATAATCATAATTTAAAATTTTAATATGTCGTTTACATCTGACTTTTTACTGTGTAAAATATCTTTACCCATAAACTCAAATCCTACATTGTTCTTTGACATTCTTAATTTTATTGGTTCGTTGTATGGTGTGCATCTACCACCAGTTTCAGTTTCTTTTACTTTTAAAACGTGTATATGTGTATACATCCAATCAGTTGCAGAACCTGTATACCTATGACAACATATTACATCGTCACTACGGTTACCCCATTTACCTCCACCTTCTACACCTGCTAACCCTAAAGGTTGTGGTAAGTTTTCATACTCGTGGTCTTTTGGATGTGTTCTTCTTAAACTTTCTGTTACAC